ATTCAAGACGAAGAGGTAATGAGGAATACGATTCAAGAAATGATAGAAGAGCTGGAGTTAGTGAAGCATATGATTCAAGAAGAGATTATAATAATCGACCGAATGATTCAAGACCTTACAATAATAATCGCCCTTATAACAATAATAATCGACCTTATAACAATAATTATAGACCTAATGAAAGACCTAATGAAAGACCTAATGAAAGACCTAATGAAAGACCACCATTAATATCAACAACAGTAAGACCACAAGGGTCTAGTGTAGCAGTAAAGCATACAGCATCTGCTGCATCGATATCAAGACCTGTAGAAAGCAAAAAATGCGCATTTGCGGTTATCCATTTTGGAAGCAATCCAGTATATTTAGAACTAGAACTTTATTTTTTCAAAATGTTGCGACAATACACAAAACACGACATAATATATTTGTATTCTGTAAACGATACACCACAATCATTTGTAGAAGCTGTAACACCATTTGTTACCGAAGTAGTTCCATATGACGACAAAGGTATAACATATGACGTCACTTTTAAAAGCGGATACACTAATTTCAATACATTACGCACATGTAACTTTATATTCGCATACACATTGGATAAATATGATAGTATATGTATTATTGAATCGGATATGGTTATTATGAGAGACATAGACTCTATTTTTAGTCTCCGTAGTCCAGCTATACTAACATATTATATTGGAGACCGTCGTGTAAAATTCAATGATGAAGTTAGAAATAATCCGCGTGAAGTTATAGCTAAATGTAAAGATATGGGACGACTTAATGGTGGAGTGATGCTAATAAAACCAAGTCAAAAGCTGTTTGAGACTTACAAGTCAAAAATCAATGATGTCATTGAGAACGAATGTAAGTATCCAAATGAGACATTATTCGAATATGTGAATAATTCATACTATAATTTACCTATTCAATATAATTTGTCACATTACCACGCCAAACCATATAGATTACATAATTATGGACTAACACCAAGAGATATTAATATTTATCACTTTAATGAAACCAAATATAAGCATATTGATATTATTAAGAATCCTATTGACGAAAATGGCGATAATTGGCTAGACATTATTAAAACAGATAAAAAATATGAAGTCAAACAGTTGCCAATATTACATTACAAAAATACTGTGTATGATAGGTATCAACCAGAAATATCCGAAATAATGAAAGGTTTAGACAAACCTATTCCAAAAGAAAAAGCCAAAAGTCCTGTATCGCCAAAAAAAGACGAATTAAGACCAATATCTCCACTATATTTTTCATTGGCTCCTTTAACAAAATCCAAGTCATCGTCTAAATCGTCTTCTAAATCTAAGTCTAAATCGTCTTCTAAATCGTCATCATCTTCAAAATCTAAATCCAAATCTAAGAAGCCAAGATGTCCAAAAGGCACTCGTAGAAATAAAAAGACAGGCAATTGTGAACCATATACAAAACAACCTAGATGCCCAAATGGTTCCAATCGTAACAAAAAAACAGGCAATTGTGAAACAAAATAATATTATTATAATATAAAACATAGAATGCAAAAAGGATTAATCGCTCTGATTGTCGTTGCTTCTGGAATTACTGCTACATTGGCTTACATGATATATGACTTAAAACAGATAGATAAAGAAGAATCTGAAGGTATTAATTTATCTAGGTCTAGTAACACAAGCAGTGAAGAATATGACGATGGAGATGACAATGGATATGACGATGAAGAAAGGTATAGTACAAGTAGCCAAAATGACCCATACGCATTTAAAGGAGGTTCAAGACAAAATAGAAAAAGTAGAAAAGGAAAAAAAAGCAGAAAGCATAATAAAAAAACAAGGATAAAGAGTCAAAAAAACAAAAAAGTCAAAAGTCTAAAAGTTTTTAAATAATTATATATTAGAGATGTTAAAATTATTCATAAGAGAAAATGTAACTTTAGTAGCCATAATCATTTTTATTACATTATTTGGATTTATTTATATGATGAAACCAGCATGTTTTTACAAAGAAGATGGTAGTATCCGTGAATTTGGTGTTGGCTACAGAAACAAGACAATATTGCCTGTTTGGCTCCTTTCAATACTTTTAGGCATCTTATCGTATTTATTTGTCTTGTATTATTTAGCATATCCGAGAGTAAGTTTTGTATAACAATCTTAACAAAATTTAATTAAAACGCGTATTGTTCCGCTTTAATTAAAAACTTTTATATTTCATTCTATATTCACATTTTATATTTCATTTTAGCTTAAAGACGCCTGGACAGAGTTGTTTAATGCTGTTTTCTGGTTAATTGCTTCCTGTTGCTGTATATAGTCGTCATAACCGGCTTTAATTTGTGCTACACTCTTCTTACATCCAACATTAGCCAAATTATAGTAAACAATTGATGCGATTAACATTGCCGTATATACATACCAAAATGCCTCGCCAATATTATCCTTCAAGACAACAAGTGATAACAATTCAGTCTTATAATATTTAGTTTTTTCTTCATTGCTTGTAATATCAGGCTTCATTAATGGTGTCATAGTGTTCCAGAAATCCGCAAAATTATCCGGTGTCATTTTATTTATCAAGATTGATTTATTATTATCAACCATTTCTGTAAGAGCGCTAACTGCTTTCTCTAAATCACCAGTTGGTCTACCTTGTGCCTTTGCCTCATCAACCTCCTTCTGTAAATCGGTATTCATAATTTCATCAAAAATGTCTTTTGCGCCACCTGAAATCGCAAAGTAGCCAACCACATCAGAGAACGCACTTTTGAAGCCAGGAAAAATAACTAATACAGCTATCATAGTGCCAAAAATGAAGGTCCATGGGAAAAATGTGTATATGGCAGCAGTTCCTATATTGTCCTTAGATGAACCACCACACTTGGCATTCAAATATGCGGTATTTAGAATAAACTGAACAATACAAACAATTATCAAGTATAGACCTAATTTAGGCAAAATAGAGCTCTTATAATCATTGAAACAATCCATTTTTGGCTGACCTATTTGAGCATCAAAATCGGGTAGCTGATCAATTGTTAGTTTGGGTTTCAATACTACAAAGTAAACTATAGTTAAGATAATGAAAAATAGTATTGATTGTAAATATATATCCATATATAGATAATTGGTATAATTTTTTTTTGTTTTTTAAAAGCAATTATTATAAATTACTAATGAGTTTTTATGAAGAACATGCTAAACCAAGATTGACTGAACCCGGTGTTAAATACTTTTTAAATGAAACGCTTAAACAATGTCACCAATTCAAGGAAAAACATCATAATACTTTATTTAATGCGGGCATGTTTATTGGGTTTTTGGTGATTTTAGGCATATTGTTATTATATAAATATAAGGGTAAACTAACACCTGCTGAGCGCCAAGAGAAAGAAGATGAGAAGAAGCGCTATATATTGTCAAAGATACGAAATTACCAGCAATCTAAATTAAGAGCCCAACAAGAATTAATAACAGGGCTACCGCATTGGGAAACTGAATTGGAAGAAATTAGAAAACATATGTAGTAATCTAATATAACTCAACCTTTACAGAAACAAAACTTATAATAAATTTATATAGTTATAAATTATATAATAAATTATAATGACAGATATAATGGCAAATACAAATACAAATACAAATACAAATACAGCTGAGAAACCTGAAAAAAAATCGGTACAAGAAGCTGTCAATGAATTTTATAAAATGAAAGATAGATATGAAACCGCATATAAAGAGAAATATGTTAATCCATTGTTAAAGGATAGAAATTTAAGCAAAAAGGAAAAACGTATGGAATATGCTAAATTGCCTAAAGCTGAATGTATCAATTGTAAACGAAATGTAGGAACGTTTTTTTCATTATCAAGACCTGAGTTATTTACTAGAAGATATATTATAAAATGTGGCGACACAAATGAACCTTGTGCTTTAAATATTAATATTCATCAAGGAATTCATATTACATATGAAAATGAAATTAATAGATATGTCGAAGATATAGACAATGTAAAAAACAATATTATTAAGGAGAAATACAATATGATGTTTGGATATGTTGGTGATGAAACTGCGATTAACACTTTTGAAAGTTTAAATATCGAATTAAAACAAAGCACTTTATTAGCTGGAAGTACAATAGAAAAGAATATACTTGTGAATGATAACCCAGATAGAGCTGAATTGTTGAAGAAGTCGGTTGATATATTTGGAAAAGAATATGTATTACAGTTTAAAAATATGATAAAACAATATTTAGAAGAAGACAATGAGAATGTTGTAGAAGAAGCTGTTAATTTTTACAAGAATGAAATGATGCCACGAATTAAGGAAATTCAAGAGCTTAAATATCAAATAAACATGGTAGAATACGACACTGAACAAATGTTATATTCATTACGCCAGCGCAAAAATAGTTTATACAATTTAGAATACGCGTTTAGTAATGAGGACAAGATTGTTGCGTTTGTTAAAGGTTCTGGTCCTGGAACAGGTGTGCCCAAAAATAAGACATTGAAGGTTAATAAATTGGCAGGTAAATCTAATGCTAAAACAAGAAAATCAATTATATTGGTTGAAGAGCCAGACGAAGAAGAGAAAGAAGAGAAAGGAGAAAAAGCAGAGGAAGGAGAAAAAGCAGAGGAAAAACAAGAAGAGTATGTATACGCACCAAACTCGCCTGACTATATGCCAAACTCACCCGAAATGGCCCCCTATATTATTAATTACGACAATACAATTGATTGGAATGACCAAGAATATAAGAAAGCATGGGAAACATTGCCTCAAGAACAAAAGGATGCTTTAATAACAGACCCAGATTCAATGAAGCAAACCTTAGATGGTTTAGTTAAAAAATAAAAAATTATTATAAAATAAAATATGTATATATTATAAATGTTATCCAACTATATCAATATGCCAGTATTTATAATAAGTTTTGCTATTGGTTTGTTTTTTGTCTATGTTTTAGGACCCGAGATTAAAACTATATATATGTATCCATCTCCGTCTAATTATTTAAAGACGCAATATAAAGACGACTCGAATCAGTGTTTTCAGTTTAAACCGGTCGAAATAGAGTGCCCAATAAACCCATTAGAAATAAAAACAGTGCCTGTTCAAATAAGAACCGTAAGTTAAAAATATTAATAAGTTTTATAATATTACAATTAATATTATAAAATTCGTTCCTGACAGGTTTCGAACCTGCGACCTTTTGGTAAATGTATTATCACAATGTGACGATCTAACAGCCAAATGCTCTACCTACTGAGCTACAGAAACAACTGTAAAGGCCTTATATTGCTCCTTTACATACTATTATGGGCCGTTGTCTTTAAGTCCTTTTTTGTCAATATATTATTTTCGCAACTAATTTAATTCCACTGTAACAATTGTTACATTATTCATATTATCGCGATGAATAAATCTATGTAATACATTTTTGTTGTCATAATTCTGCTCAACTACTGTAATTCCAGTTGGCGTAATTGAACTAACAACAGCAACATGTCCATGTGGTGAATTGGTCATATAATCTTTAGGCCATATAACTAAACTGCCAACTTGTAAATCATTTCTAACACCAATATTTTGTTTTCCGTTTATTGTATTTATTGTATTTATTCTAGTAAATTTAGCATCTGGAATTTGAAACGCACTAGTAACATCACTAAATGTGATTCCGTGTGTAATTATTAAATATCTTCTGGCAAACTCAACACATTGCCATTTTATGCCAGTATATATGCCATTATAATAATTACTATTATTGAGATTGGTTGAATATCTATTATTTGAATATATACTAACACCATTCCAGACGCCTACCAAATCATCATCCGTCATTAATTTAATTATAAATAGAATTATAAATATAATCAATATAACAGCTGTAAAAAATATAATAGGACTTATTTTTTTTTCATAAAAATACATTATATATAATTATACATATAAATATAAATATAAATATAAATATAAATATATTTAAATTTTTTTTATTTTATTTGATATTTAACTCCATAATAGTATATATTTTATCATCATCATATTTTTCAAAATAATTAAAATATGGATAATTTTCAAACGAACAATCAACAACTTCAAAGCCGTATTTTTGATAATATGATACAACTTCATCCAGCGAGCTTAATATAATTTTAACTTTTTTACTCGAGTGTTTTGTTTCTGTTCTAACCTTTTCTACAAATCCGTTTAATAACTTAGTTGCATATCCTTTACCCCTAAATTCCTTCTCAGTGCTTATCACCATAATATAATACATAATAGTGTCGCTATTTTTCTTATTTTGTCTCGAATATATCATACACGATGGACAAGAACGGATTATAAATGTATCTTCTTTACAATAATATGCGATTTTGTTAGTCTCAAATTTCAATAAGTTCTCGATATAATCTATCGAAATTGAGCCATAATTAAAGTAAGTAAATATCATCTCATTATCATTTTTAAATTCTTCAAGCTTGTCCATAATTTCATCGACAGGCGTAGTATCGACAATTTGATTTTTAATGTCGTCTGAAAAGAATATCATATTATTTGTTATTTAATATATAATATAATTTATGTTTTTTAATACAAAATAAGTAAGTTTTTATTTTTTTCAATTTTTATTTAAGTTTTCGTCCTTGATTTTTTTCTTCTGGAAACATGTTTTCTATATTTTGGTTTACCATGCTTCTTTTTTTTTGTTGCCCAAGCCTTGCTTCTAGTTCTAGTTTTTTTACCTGAACCAATACCACTATGTAACTCAAAAATTTTTTTTAAATTAGCAATAGATAATGATGAAACATCTGAACTAAATTTTTTTGTCAAAATATTACAAGAACCATTAGTCATTTGTTGTTTTAATTCTTCATCCGCAATGCTATAAACATAACTTGATAACAATTTTTGAAAAATGCGACATTCTATAAGAATGACATCATCCTTTAATTCCATTTTTGCCGAATAATCATCGCCTCCTTTATATTCAAGCCAATCATAGTCTATTATATTACCATTATCATCATTTTTATTACTTTCATCGTCAACTGGATCTTCAAAAAAATCAAAATAGCTTATTAGTGAATAAACAGGGTCACCATAATTTTTATTAGACTTTTCTAATGTATTTGATTTTGATAAAGCACCTTTTCTTAATTTGATATCAGGAGAATTTATTTCTTTTAGTATGTCTGGTTGAAAAACAATTCTTTTTATAATATTAACAGCAATAGAATTATCAACATTAAACATTTTTTCAATATGACTTTTCAAAGCAATGTATAAAGCATAATTACTATGTCTAGAATTAAAAAATAATAAATTCTTTAAATACTTTGCTTGTTTTGTCGCACTTTTGAATTCATAATAAAGTTTAATTTTTAATAGAATCAAATATAAATAGTTTTTAATTATTTCAACACCCTCGTGAATTTTGTATTCAGAATTACTATTATTATAGTTATCAATTAAACTATCTACAACATTTTTTACATTTAACAAAATTTCTAATTTAAAATTAATATATGAGCTGAATGATGGTATAGATTTTAAAGTATCTGTAAGTAGAGCAATCATTACTTCCATAACATGTTCACATTTTGATGAAAATGTCATTTGGAAAACAGAACATGCGTCATCAATTGTAAAATGACTATCATACATTTGGGTTAATAAATAATATAAATTAGTGTTTGGTTTATGATATAAAACACGTTGTTCTGGTTTGGCAATAATTACTTCTGTATTTTTGCCTTGAGCATCTTTATAATTCATAATAAAATTTCCAGTTATTGGTTTTAAATCAGACAAATGATGTAATAGATTTTTAATCATATTTAAAAAAGTATTAACTATAATATTTTTGTCTTGCTGTGGTTTATAGTATGTGAAAACCCATTCTACGTTTGAATGAGTTGCACAATCAGTAGCAGTATCTTTAAATAAAAAATGAATTTCGTAATCTTCATTTTTTTCTATGTCTCTGAATAAATACAATTTGTTTTTTTCTTCACTATGGTCAAAAATTGAAATAGATGCACTTTTTGATTTTATATCTTCTTCAGAAGGGTAATAGCAAATACTAGACAATTCTTTTATAAAAGGGGACATTGCTATATCATTTGTGATATAAAATGAACTATTATTATCAACCTGATTATTATCATCATACATTTTTTCTTCGACCAATTCTTCCAAACGCGCTATAATGTCATCATCTATATCTTCTGGATTTTCTTCAAACTTCTGAAATTCTAAAATGTCTTTTCGCGCTGTATCAGAATTAAATAACACTATTTTGTTATGATGACTTGATTTTGAAGAATGACTTGATTTTGGTGAATGACTTGAATTTGAAGAATGACTTGATTTTGAAGAATGACTTGAATTTGGTGAATGACTTGATTTTGAAGAATGACTTGAATTTGAAGAATTGCCTTTTTTTTCAGATTTACTTGATTTTAAAGAATGTATTGATTTTGGAGAACCTTTGATTTCCAATAAATTTCCACCTTCAAATGATTTGCTATGTTCAAATGATTTGCTATGTTCCGATGAATTGCTGTGTTCCGATGAGTTGCTGTGTTCACTCCTTGTCAGCTTCATTAAAATACCACACTCTACTTCATAACCAATGCTTAATATATATCCTAAATTTTTTATTCCACTAATGTCACCTCCATATTTACAATTTGACATTCTATATATAAATA